GTTTTTGGCCTTAGACTACTTGATGGTGCGCCACTTTGTACAATTTGAATTGCTGGTTCTTCGGAACTTGCGATTACATCATTTCCTGTTAAGGCAGTTTTAATTGCTGTACCTACTGCACCAAGTGCTGTACCTACTGCAGAAACTACCGCACCAAAGATACCTTTAGAACTTTTATCTAAAGCAGTATTAATAACTTCTAGTTCTGTTAATTGAGCTGCAGAAAAATCTCCATTGGCTTTTCTTTCTGCCATTATGGCTTGCACAGTACGATCTTGGTGTGAAAGCATAGCTTTACCTGCTAGACCTACAAAAGGAATAAACAACAAAGCTGCTTCCATAATAGTACGGCCTGTGCCTGTAAGTTTTTTAGTCTCTTTAATAAAATCTTCAGCTGACATTGTAGCCCAAGGTACAGGCTCAGGCATATCTACTTGTGGTGGCTCTTTGCGATTACCGTTTACATCAAGCCGTCTATCATTATTGCTATTAATGTTTTGTATTGCCGCTACAGCTTCTGGTGGTAGTGGCTCTCCAACTTCTTCTTCACCTTCTACTGGGGGTACATACAATGTATAACCGGGTGGTGGTGCGTAGATAGGTACACCATTAATGGCTGGGACAACTAGTTTGTCTCCTGCTTCATTAGAGTATATTAATATTTCTGCGTACTGATCACCCATCATTTCTTTGAAGGTAAGTTTTTTACGGCCTGTTGAAACCTGTTCACCGGGAGATGTGTCTGGTATACTAGGTCTACGAAGTTCAGGACCATCATCTATGTGAATATCACCGCCATGAGAAAAGTTTTGCGGTTGCATATTCATGTTTGTTTTTTGTACAGAACTTTTTTCTGCTTTATCAGAAATCATATCTTGTATTTCTGTATAATCTTTTACAGGTACAAATCCACCGCTTTTAAACTCCATAGGTTCTTCGTTATTACCTACAACAATAATATCAGTCATATCAAATGGCATATCATCTGGCATACTGGCTTCATCACCATTACCCATTTGACCCATAGCGTCCATTTTCTTTAAACCCATTTTAGCATCTTGACGTATTGACATCAATTTGTCAAGCCCTATAAAACGAACTACATCTTCAGGGAATATAAACTCACCTTCACTTACATTAGCAGGGATGTCATCACGTACACCTTCTTTAGTGCCGCCTACAGGTACTTCATTACCAGAGACTTCATCTATTTCGCCGCCTTCATCTTTAAGGCCACCATCACCGAACTGTTGCATTTGATTGTTCATTTTAATACTTCTTCCCTAAGTAAAAGTAGTCTACGTAAAGTGTGTATAGAACCCTGCGCCCTAAAAACTATTGTATTGTCTTCCGCTTGTTCTATAGTCTTGTGTTGTTGTTTAATTAAATCTTCTATATAGTTATTGAACTGGTCCCACTCCTGCTGGTTGACCACCAGCGGCTTGAGGTTGTTGAGTAGGCTGTTGTTGTTGCGGTTGTGCATTTCCTGTAAATCCTTCCTGTCCCGGCGCAGGTACTCCACCTGTACCTACTGTAGCTCCACCAGCGCCTGATGGGTCTGCTTGAGGTTGCCCTCCTTCTGCAGGGGGTTTTTCTTGTTGGAAACCTTTCATTATCTCTGCCTGTATGGCAGCTTCATCCATGTTGTTGGTAACTTTATCTGGATCAAGATCAAGAGACTTTGCAATCTCCCTAATAATATATTGAAACCTAGTAAACGGTGCAAGAGAAGGTTGTGCAGCAATCTGCATAAATTGTGTAAGGCGCTGACTACGAACTTCGTTAGCCATAAGACTTTCAGTACCACGTGCTTTAACTTCTAAATCGCCTTTAATCTCAGGATCAAAGTCAAACTGCATGTTAAAACGAAATAGTCCCTCCCCCAAAGGCCGTAGTAAGTAATCATCAATGTTCTTGACAACAGACTTAATACTACCTTGTGCCGCACCCATAAGCATTGAGATGCCTGAAGCTGTGCGCCCTACCCCTTGAACACCTGTTTGCCCGTGTGCAAAGCTAGGAAAGCCAGTGCTTTCGTCTGCCAGTACACGTGCCTTGTCAAACAGTTGTAAGTTTTCTCCAGATACGTTTGGAAACTTTGTGCCGAAGATTGCCTGACCCGGCGCACCACCTTGGCGTCTAAACACTTTGCCGGGATACAAAGATAAGTCTTGCCCCGGTACTAAGTTAGTTTCGTCAATCTCAATTAGTAGGTTGCCAGACAGTACGGCATTATCTACAGCCATCCGCATAAAGCCATTCATAAGAGTTTGCGTATCGTCCATATTCTCAGCAATACCTACGCCAAAGAAACTGTAAGGGTTTAACTCATAGGGTGCTGCATGATAAGGAATACGTGCAGGTTTAAAGGGATTGATTACCATACGCAGTAGTTTGTTATTACAAATCCAAACGTTAGCCTGTAGCTCATCTACTTCACTAAGCTCTGATGGTATGTCTACCCCTTGCTCTTCAAGTAAAGAAACATCTACCGTACCCCAATACTCAAGTACTTCATAGCGTTCTACACCATGTTCAGGTGAGTAATCAGAAAGATCATCTTCCCAAGATTCTTTATTATAGTTTTCGCCTAACTCAATAGCGTCATCAATTACACTGCTACGAAAGAATGGGCGGCGTTTAAGTTGACGCAGTTGTGAACGTGACATCTTATGACGTTCAATAATGTACTGTGCCTCATCCATGTTGTTAGCATCTGGATCAGGATAAAAGTTCCACACAGATACATGAGATACCTGTGGTACTGTTTTAATAATAGGATCGTAGTTACCTTCATCGTCCCACTGTGGATACTCTTTATCTACAGCAAATGGACCCTTCATTACACCTGTACCAAACAGTGCCATTTCAAATGCAGTGTTACGTAAGTGTTTACTTGCGTTTGATTCCTCTAACTGATCCTGTATCTTCTTCTGCATTTTCTTTGCAGCTATCATTGCAGGACTAAATGTAACGGCGGTAGGTGTTTTACCTATTCCTTTTCTTAGTCCATCAATGTCTTTTAGTTTATCTTTAAGGGGGCCAAGCATATCACCAAGTGTTCTAGCTGTTGCACCTTTAGGTAAGTCTTTACCATCTCCACGAAAGCCATAAGGATTTATAGCCTTGTCTACTTCCGATTCTTTAATTTGATCAGGTTCTGCAGGATCAAAGTTAACGTCTGCAACTACACCCTCTGGCATTTCCGTAGGATCAACCGTAAGGGGAAACTTGTTATTAGCAAACATTACAGACTCTAACTGTTGATAGGCAGCAAGTGTTTTTGTTTTGGTTACTTTAATAAAAACCCTAGACTTCTCAGCTTCTGTAAACTGTACGTCAGGTCCGTATATACCACGGTAGTTTCTGTAGGCATCCAACCAACGTTGCTCGTCTTGTTGACGGTAATCTTCCGCACGTTTGTAGCGCCCTATAATATAAGGAATAATGTTATTAGTTTTAGCATCGTCTACAGAGGACTCATCCGTATCTTCTAATACTATTGACTCGTCTTCAATAAATGTGTTATCTTCTTCCATTTAGGTTTCCTTAATATCCGAATTTAGAATCTGCTACTGGCATACTATTTGCGGGAGTACCCCGACTGTCAAAGTCCCATACGCTAAACCGTGGTCGTGACATGATACCATATCTTAGAGCATCATACAAGTGGTCTTCTGAGTGTGTATCTACATCTTCTGGATTTTTTTTATCCAGTGGTATTGCAGGTAGTTGTGATATTGTTTCAGTACAAGTATTAAAAAATACTAACCTTGCTTCCTCTGTAAACTCATCTACCTGTAAGCGTCTGTGTATTTCGTTCTTACCTGCTACACGTGAGCCTTTGCTTCTATCTGATGGACGCCAACGACATCCCCGCATGATCATTTGTTCTGCCAGAGATGGACCAGTATCACCACGTTTATGCCACAAAGAACTATCAAGCACCCCATAACGCATGTTTCCATCACCTGCCTCTAACTCAAGTACCATGTCAGCTAGGTCAACCGCAAGAACCTTTGATACGTATAACTCTCTGTATACTACCAATTGCTCACTAGGACTAACCGCAAACCATAAGACGCCTGTGTAACTTCCGTATCCATAGTCACAAGACCTAAACTTAACCCAGTTATTAGGGATGTCAAAGGGTTCAACTACGTGTGTCTTTCTGTCAAACTCTGTAAAGGCTGCGCCTTCTTTAATGTCCCAATCACCATCTAGTAACTGTCTTCGTTGTTGTTCTGGTAACGACAAAAGCATTGCCTCGTAGTCACCATGTTGAGATAAGTAAGGATTGTCCTTTAGTCTTGCAGGTATAAACCTACGTTTAAATAATGGCCTTCCTGCCTTCTCATGTCCTGCAGGATACTTTAGTTGTTCTCCTGTCTCAATGTCTGTAGCTATGTATGATTTACCTGCAGGTGCAGGATCAATAAACATTTTCTTGACCCAGTGGTGTCCTCTTCCACCGGGGTTAGTCGTTGCCCTCATCGAAAGAGGAAGGTCAGGGTCTGCCGATCTCAATCGACTTCGCATGTAAGACCAAGCAAATGGTGTAGCCCACTGTGTAAGTTCGTCAAAGCCAATCCAACTAAACGCTAGACCTTGGTATCTTGTAACGTCCTGATCTTTGTCTAAGTAACTTAACCACAGTTTAGCACCTGATGGTGCAGTCCATTGCATCTTACGTTCTGACCACTTAATACCGGGCCAAATTTTAGGATACATCTCCTGCGACTTAGTAATTAATTCTCTTAGTTCTTCTGTAGTGTGTCGTAGTAGTAAGCCTGAAAACGCAGGGTTGCCCATGTAGCGTAGTGGGTCAGCCAACATTGCGTAGCTCTTTCCACCCCCAGCACTGCCACCGTAGAGTACCTCACGTTCACTTGCCGCAAGAAAGTCTGTCTGTGGCCCAACGTTAGGTTTAAAAATAATATTGTGATCTTCTTCGATCTTATCCGTAAACTCTGCAAGTAGTATTTCAGGGCTAGGCTGCTCTTTCTTTACCTTCGTTGTTCGTGTTTTCTTTTGCGCCAACTCTTTTGGCTTCAATTTCTTCCGCTTTGGCGATTGCCTTTTTTGCATAGTCTGCCCATCTGCGTAGGCTTCCAGCTTTGTTTTTTCTTTGTCGCTCATTGTCTAACCGTTTCTTTAATCCTACGTGTGAAATTGACCTACCTGTGTTTCTGGTAAGCCAGTTTGCTACTTCCCGATACGAATACTGTTTAATGTATTTCTTTGCTTGCTCTAGCATATCAAGTTCGTAGTCAATTGGCAAGAGTATTCTGCTATCTTCTGGGTCTAATTCATACCCATACGGAATTGTTCTTGCTACACGTGGGATTGAAACCCATATATTGTCTTCTTTTATGTCAGTCGGCTGGGGTAGTTTCCACATACCTACAGATTTAGTCATTACAGGCACAGTCACTTATATTGTTTCCACATGCACATGTCTCTTCTTCAACTGCTTTAGCTGGCATTAACATAACACCACCCTTTGATTCTACCTGCAGCTTCTCTGTTTTAACAAGACCAGTACGATCTAGTAGTTCTTTTGCTGCAGCCATCTTGTCCCGTATGCCTAGTTCAGTAGGATCATATAAAGCACCTACCATAGCCATTGCAGCTTTAGGTACGTTACGTGCTAAGTAACTATGTGTTACGTCTAGTATCTCTTCTTTAAGACTATTAGTAATCTCTGTGTTAGTAGTATTGGCTGAGTAACCAGCCATGAGTTTAGCAGTGCCAATGTCTCCACCTGCCTCATCCATGAGGACTGCTAAAAACTTTTGCTGTCGTTCTGTTAACTCACGTGCCATATTACTTCCTTTACATGTTCTCGAAATGGGGACCGTCAATAAATGGTCTACGTCCCTGACTGCGCCGTAGGTCAACGTACTTCATCATTGCATCTTCTGCAGTGCCGGGGTATGTACGAATGTCACCCTCTGACCATGCTGCACCCCACTTAACGGGAGTACCTAGTTCTTCTGCTGCAGCTTTCATTGCGTCACATAGATCATCATAGACGTTTAGTTCCCACACGCCTTTACCATCTACGTATGCCATCAAGTCTACTGCCTTACCTACAAGGTGGTTTGACTTCATAGTCTGTGACTTACCTGCCGCTACAAGTTTCTCTTGCTCTTCTACAGTACGCATACCGTAAATTACACCAAAGTCTACTTTAGTTAATTCAATTGCACGTTTTACTACAGCTACCAAGCTGCTGTCTACGCCTTCAAGTTTAGATAGGCTGCGTTCACTTAATTTAAAACTCACTGTTTATCTCCTACATTTCCTAAGTGCATACACGCTACAGTTATACCGTTATGTGTAATCATAATTTCTGCTTTTTCTCTTTGTTGTTCACATATATTTCTGCTATCATACACAGATAACTGAAAGTATTCAAGGGGCATACCTGAGATTAATTGTATCCAAACTAGTACCCACATTATTTCTTACCAAAGAATTTAGATACAGAACGCATACCAATGCTGGCACTTACAATTCCACCTAGTGAGTACTGATACCACGTTGGCATAACCTCTAATGCTAAAAAACCACGCTGCACAATCTCATTACCCCAATCGCCACAGAAGGCAAGTATCAAAGGTATTGAAAATAGTAGCGTGATCCATTCGTCTTTCCAGCTATTCTGTGTAGCCTTGATTGCCTCTATGTCCCAATCAATCTCACCTGTAGCTTGCTTAACTTTAATTTCTGCATTGGCTTTCTGTACGGCTACCTTACCGTCCATATAACTTGTAGCCAAGCCACCTACTGCACCTAAGAGTTGACCAATGATCATTTAAGTGGAGCCTTCTTGGCTAACGTAGCTACGCCCATAAAGACAGAAACAACACCAGCAACAGACACAAAGTAAATGGAAGCCATGCTCCCAATGATTGCCGAAGCGTTGTCAAGCCCAAGCGCACCTGTGCCAACGACACCAAAAGGATAAAGTAACATTCCCCATAAAGCGAACCAAGCCATCTTTCTAGTTTGATCCCTATGTGCGTCCTCATCTTCTATTCTCCTACGTTTGTCTTCTAGTACTAAGGCGTCCCACTCTGGCTTCTCAATAGCGCCAGTGTTATTTGTGTCGGCATCTTCAAAGGAGGTCATCATCCCCTCCGAAAACGTTTGGAAGTCTGAGCCGCCTTTTTAGGTTGCTTAGAGAATTGCTTACCCGCCTTTGTATCTTTTCTTTTCTTTGCACTACTTTTCGCATAAGTATCTGAATCCATAGCTTTAATAGCACCTGCAGGTAAATACCTTTCCCCTGTAGCGCCAGAACCTTGAGTCGAAGGTTTACCACTTTTAGTTCTCCAATCTTGCTTAGTCCACTGACTAAGACTTTTTTGACTTTTTGCTTTTGCCATCTACTTTAGCCTTTGCAGTTTTACTTAAATCTTTATAGTGCATTAGTTTTACGCTTGTCTTACTGTGCGCTTTACCTGTGTGTAAAGAACCATCAGGCATCTTGTGAGTACTGCCTGTATGTTCCGTACCGTCTTTCTTATAATGCTTTACGCCCTTCATTGCTTTTATCCTTTTGTTTTTTTAACTGCAGCTTTGCTTGCTTTGCAAGTCTAACTATTTCAGTCTTACCCATAACTTTAGCACGTTGCTCTAAAACTGTCAATATTTGAATCTTACGTGCGTAGGGTTTGTTTATTCTTTTAACTTTAGCAATAGTTTCTTTAGCATCTTTTACAGTGGCAAACTTTATACTAACTGTATCTTTAGGATTTTCATCAGTATAAAGTCTTCTACCACTACCTTTAGGTTTTTTACCTGTGCCAATTTTAGGTTCTTTAGCCATTAAGACTTATACCCACCACCTGCTTTTTTATAACGAGATGCAACAAGTTGAGCTTTACGGGCCGACCACTGCCCTGCTGATCCACCTTTTGTTCCTGCTTTAACGGCAGAAAAAATACGCTTGCGCATAGTAGGCTTAGTATAATTACCAGCCGCATTAACTGTTGACTTTTTCTTGGTTGTAGAACCTGTCTTTGATTTCACCACGTGTCATTCCTATGTCTTTGAGCATAGCGTCTGACATGTTATGTAACTGCCAGTATTGTACTCTACGCATTTGGCCTTGTTGTAGTCTATTAAGAAAACGTTTAAACATGGTATAACTCCTTTTATGTTACCAAGGATAGTTATACCATGTTTTTTAGTGCAGGACTACATACAAGATTGCAATCCCGTTATGCAGTTACTTCTTCTTTTTAGCTGCAGGTTTCTTAGCCATGCCGCCATACATGTAGCCGCTTTTCTTAGACATTCCACCTGCCATCATTTTGGCTGCTGGCTTCTTCTTTGCCATACCGCCAGCCATCATTTTAGCTGC